CCGATCGATTGAATAAGTTATAGGTGGTTGCTATACACATCAGTTACGATGCATACCTGCGATCTGTTTAACATTATTTAGACTGGTGATCATACACATCTCAACGCGCCAGTCCCGTTAGGGTTGAACTAGATTACTTTACTTCGTCTAGTTCAATTCTTTCGATTACATTAGTTCGAACATTCGAAGGCATATCGGTAGATTGAGACCAATAACCTCTTTTAATCCAACAAGGCATAATGTTTAGTTTAGGTAACATTACTTTAAGAACCTCATCGTGATTGTAGGTAATCTTTTGATTTTTGTTGTTAACAAAAGTTATGATTTGATTACGACCGTACCAAGATTTACGGACTACGAAGTTTTTACGTTCGATTGGTGGGAAGATTTCATTTAGTTCTTTTTTAGATAGTTTTGAAATTGCTTCGTTTAATTTAGAATTTGACATAATTTAATTTATTTATTTATTTACATTTATATTATCGAATACCATTCGTATTCAGTTTGTAGATTTAAGTCTAGTAGAAATCATAGTAGATATCCAGGACTGTTGATCTTTGCTCAGACGTTAGTTTGCTGTAGCATTTGCCATACTTTCTGTATGAGATCTTTAACAAGGTTGTATTCATGTGAGACATAGTTAATTGATTTAAAGGGTTAATAATTTGTTAGTAGCAGATATCGCATGGGATATGTCCTGCTCCGTTGACAGCAACATCGTAGCTGATAGCAATTAGTGCTGCAATGATGAAGGCTGTTGTTCCGATGACCAGCGCTTGGCCAGCATACTTTAGTATGACTTTGTGATTGAATTTACGCATAGTTATTATTTGTTTACATTTATATTATCGTTGCTGGGTCGTGTTAGCTTTGTAAGATCTCGACCCCAATGATCTTGCTGTTGATTACGTTGTTACCAACCTGGTTGCTGTAACATTTGCCGAGGTAGTTATCCAGATGCTGTTGATTAGTGAACTGTTTAACAGTGCTGTTGTAATTCCCTAACCAGTTCTTTGTATCTATTCTAACTAACATATCTTTGTTTCTTTATTCATATATATTATCGAACACTGGTCGTGTTAGGTATGTAAATGCTATACATATGATCCTGTATCCTGGTCCTGGAAAAGCCTGAAACCTGGGACGGGATCCTAGCAGTGTGCCGCGCTGAGGTCTAGCTGTGATCTGCTGAAGCATGGGATATGATCCTGAGAATGGGCCCGGGACTGGGCTAAACAAACGGGTTTTACTTATGGCGGGTTACAGCGTATATATAGTAGCAACCCAAAATATCCATATAAGCAACTATTTTTAAAATATATTATGACGTTAGGTAGTTATATATAATAGTAGTAGGCAACTGTCGCATTAACAACTCAGAAAACAGCGTAATCATACACAGTATGGCACAGAATTTATCTCCACAAGCAAGAAGAGACAAAGCCGCAAGAGACAAGGCATTTGCAATGACACCTGCGAGGAGAGCTAAAAAAGCACACAGTCAAAGAGAGCGCAGAAAAGCGGGATCTGAAGCTGACGGAAAAGATTACGATCATAAAGATCAAAGATGGGAAACTCCTGCTCAAAACCGGGGCAACGACGGGGAGGGAACCAAGAAAGAATCAAACAACAACTACACAACTTAACACATGGCAAGAATATCCACCTACCAAATAGACCCGGTTGTATCTGACTTAGACCTACTAATAGGTACAGATAAAGACAATCCGGGATTAATCACAAAAAATTTCGCCCTTTCAGGTATTGCGGAGTATGTAATAGATAAGCTCATTGACCCTGACGCTACGGATTTTCACATTCCGGTGTTTAGATCTAACGGCAATAGGATTACTGACTCTATAATGGTACAGAACGCTTACCCTAATGGTAGCTTAATATCAGTATTGGGTAGTTTTAGCGTATGTTGCGGTTCTACACTGTACGGTAACAACTATTTAGGGGCGGACGAAACACAAGAAACACAAATAAACTCTAAATTATACTTATTAGGGCCAATATATGACTCTAATGGTACACTGGGTAGTAGCGAGCAGGTGCTTGTTTCTAACGAATTAGGGGAATTAGCATGGGAAAACTACCAGGGGACTGGTTTAGAGTTTCAATCTACATGGGATGCCGCCGGTAATCTACCAGATCTTACAGCAATTAGCCTAGTTGGTGGAAATACAGGTAAATATTGGGTTGTAAGCATAGAAGGTGGCACGGATTTAGGCGGTATCACTGATTGGAAGATTGGGGATTGGGCAATTATAGCGCAAGATAACGATGATAACGTATTTTGGGAAAAAATTGACAATTCTAGCGTAGATGGCGTAGGTACACCAGAGTACATATCCAAATGGACAGGCCCCAAAACGCTTGGTGACTCCGGTTTAAAGCAAATTGGTGCAAATGAAGTAAGATTAATAAACGGACCTCATTTTACAAGCCTTGGTTTATTTGATTACTCAGACGAAGCCACAGGTGCTTTAATAAATTCAAGTTATTTAGCTAGTTGCTATAATCACGAGCTGCCATTACAATTTGTTACAACTAAAAATGTAGTGCCAGAAGGTAATGTGCCCCTTGTTAGGATGACAATACTACCAAATACTGGTAATGTAGGAATAGGAACGAATTCACCTACACAAAGATTAGAAGTTGCAGGTAATATAAAGCTATCTGGTGCGTTATACAATGATACAGGCAGCAGCGGAACAGCGGGCCAGTTGTTGTCAAGTGGCGGCGCTGGAGCAGGGTTTAACTGGGTAGATCCAGTTGTTGTACCAGCCGACAATATTACAGGATTTGCCTTTGCAGGTAAATATGCGGTCGGCGGGTCTACTGCGAATACAATAAATGCTGGAGGTGATCCAACAGCTGACCAGGTGTATAAAGCATCGATAGAGTCTTCATATACTTCACTAGGAGCTCAAGGGCCGGGTTTTGTGCCAACTAGTACAACAATTCAGCATTATGATGCTGGTAACAACGAGCAGGGCGATTATGTCTTTAGTCAGCCAGGCACGTTGACTATCGGGCAATCAAGTAGTGGTAATGGCGGTAGACTTGTTATTAACCAATCTGGTTTTACGGGGGCAACCAATCATAGGCTAAATGTCGGCGGTGACGCAAGAATAGAAGGTAGAGTAAATATAACGGCAGGAGGTTTATGTGTCTCAAATAACCCAAGTGGTATTTCGTTAGACAACACTTCTATGGTTATAGGATCTGGGGACAATGACATAATCAGCGGCTCTGACCACTCAATAATAGTGGGTAAGGGTAATCAATTAACACAATCCGCTGGGGGCGCAGGATCTGATCAATCTGCGGCTATTGGGTCACTTAACGTTTTAACGGATGCATCGAATTCTTTAGCTGTCGGTAGAGCCAATAGTCTTATAGGTACAGGAATAATTGACCCTAACGGGTTAAGGTCGCAAGTCATTGGATTAAATAACCGATTAAAAGATACATTCTCTTCTGTCGTAATTGGTGGTCAAAATGTGGTAAACATAAGTGAGACGAATCAAGGACAAAATACGCATGTATTTGGGTACGACAATAAAATATATGGCTATGGCGACAATGTATATGCTATAGGTAATAAAATTGATTTAAACGCAGGTGGAGGTGCATCTAACTTTTATGCGTTTGGTAGCAATATAAATTTAGACAAAAATGTGCATGGTTCTGATACTATGGCTATCGGTATTCGTAATAAAGCTACTTTAAGCTATACCCCGCAAACTAGTATAGGTTTAGGTTATCCAGCTTTAATTGTAGGTGCAGGGTCTACTGCTGGTGGCGATAACGACGCTTTAATAATAACTAGGAAAACAGATTCTTCGGCTACCAATCCAGGTTCTAGAATTATATTACCTGATTTAGTAGGATTTAATTTTGCTAATGATAGTGATGCAGCAAGCGCAGGTATTCCAACAGGTGGTTTATATAGAAACGGCAATGAACTTAGAATAAACTTTAATAATACTGAAGCTCCAGGAAACGAAGGCTTAACAACTTTAACCCCTCACTTTCAAATAGCTACTCCAGGCGGAAGTGATACTTATACACAATTAAATAATATAGTTGACTTTGATTGGATCTCAGGAGGCGGTAGTGGCATATATGAGTATATACTACCAAGCGCTACTGCTGTTCCGTATAGAAAAATAAGATTTGTTAACAACAGTACTATTACAGCTTCAACGAAAGTTCATATCACAGCGCCTACTGGTGAGACTATAGATGGTGGAGCTTTTTATGAAATCAGCAAGCCTTATAACGGTTGCGCAGTTTGGTCAGACGGAGTTCAATGGATAGTAATACAAGCTAAAGCTAATTAATAATTATGGCAAGGATAAGCTCATATGCTCTAGATGCTGTACCAGAATTATCAGATAAGGTAATAGGTACAGATTCAAGACCTGGCGCTGCTCAGAGAACAAAAAATTATTCTCTGCGAGAAGTGATAAAGTTATACAATGAAAAGGGTATGATTGCCGTCGCTGACCAAATTATATTTAAATGGCAAAGCGATTTATCTAAAGGTAGAGAGCCCGGTACCATAAGCTTTGAGCTAGGGGGCGGAGCAAATGAAAAAATAGAAGTTATAGCGGACTTAATAATAAGTAAGCAAAACAGCGGTGGAAGGTTAATAGATAAATTCTTTGAATTATTCAAAAACAAAGAAATAATTTTAGCAGAAGTAAACGAGGTAAACAACTTTGGCGTGTTTATACTGGCGAATTTAATAGACGAGTATGAACCCGGGTTTTTTAAAGCTCAGTTTGTTTTGAAAAAAACCGGCGGAGCCGGTATGGCTAATGGGTTAATAAATACCGATGCTCATTACATACTAAGCGAATTTGGTGTTGAAGGAGATAAGCATTTTGAGTTTACGCAAAATCAAGCTACAACAACCTGGAGTATAAATCATAACTTAGAAAAGAATCCTGCCGTAAGCATAGCTTCATTCGGTGGTACTGTAGCGGAAGCTAAGGTAGACTATATAGATAAAAACAACTTAACAATAACATTTAACGCCGCATTTTCCGGCAAGGCATACTTAAACTAAACAACCATGGCAGACATTAAATATTTAGCCGGTCTTGACATAGACGGTAATATTAACTTAAACACAAATCAACTTCAGTTCGCGGTAATACAACCGGACACATCTGATCCAACAGCCCAGACGCCTCAGGTTGGGCAAATATATTATAAATCGGATTCACAATCGTTAAGGATATATTCCGGAGCAACTGACGGATGGATTTCAGTCGGGCAAGATTCTAATAACTATGTAAAGAGCGGAACATTTGATGATTCAAATGGCGAAATAACATTAGTAAGAGAAGGTCTAGGTGATGTAACAATTACTGGTCTTGTTAAATCTGGCGATATACCGACTAATAACAATCAGTTATCAAATGGATCGGGCTATATAACAGGATCCTCTTCTAGCACACTTACAAACAAATCTGGTAATATATCTCAGTGGACCAATGATAGTAATTATATAAGCACCTATTCTGAAACATCCACATTAGCAAATGTTCTTAGCAGAGGCAATACCACTAGCGGCACTGATATTGCTGTGTCAGCGGGAGATGATATTACAATGACTGATTCCTCTAAAATTATAATGGATTCAGATTTCCAAATATATAAAAACATTGGGAATAATGCGGTTATATCAGAAACTGGTTTAGGCGATTTATTGTTATTGTCAAACAATGAGGTTGAAATTAAATCAGGGGAACTTGGAGAAACATACGCTAAGTTTACAAAAGATGCGGGTATAGAACTTTATACTAATGATAGTAAAAAATTCGAAACCACTTCAACTGGTATTACTATAACTGGTAAAGGTTTATCTACAGCAACAGTGGTTGGAGATGTAAGTACGACATTAACCACAAAAGGTTATGTTGATGGCGAAATTAGTTCAGCTATTGCCGGTCAGCTTGTTTTTCAAGGTGGGTATGACGCGAGTACAAACCCTCCAACTGGAGCAGGAATATTAAAAGGTTATACATATGTTGTTACAACTGCCGGTAGCGGTACAGGTGGCTCTTTTTGGTCTGTTCCATTAGAAGTTGGTGATCTCATCATAGCTGAAAGCGATCAACCTACAAGTGAAAGTGACTGGACAGAGGTTAACAAAAACATTGATATAGCGACCACATCAACTGTTGGTGTTGTGCAACCTAGTTCAGATAACTTCGCAGTTAGCGGCACAGGATTGCTTACTATTAAAGACGGTGGTGTTATTCTTGGAACGGAAACAACCGGTTCATATGTGTCTGATTTAACAGGCGGTGTAAATGTATCAGTTACTGCGTCTTCAGGATCTGTTACAATTAATGGCTTAAGCGACGCCACAATAGGAAACTTAGCACAAGATGAAATTGAAGCAAGACAATATTCAGGATTAATTGGTAATGGCACATTAACAGACATACCCGTAACTGCTGCTACTCATGGAATAGGCGGTGATTCTACTGAGTTTATGATACAACTTATAGAAGTATCATCAGGTGAAACTGTTTTTGCCGAAGTAACCAGAGGAGCAAGCGGTCTTGTAACTGTAGGATTCACAAACGCTCCAGCCAGTAATTCAATAAGAATTTTAATTAATAAAATAGGTAATTCATAAATTTAAATTAAATTATGTCGGTAAAACATTTATCAGATATTTTAGTAGATGGGAAGATCGGTGTTGGTACCGACTCCCCTACTGCTCAAATAGAAATAGCAGATAGTACTGATAATACATCTGGCCTTAGGTTCAAAACCGTAGGCACGGGTAGTCAAGACAATGTAAACATGCACTTCCAGGGCACAGCCGGCAGCGCCCCTTTTTATATATCAAGGGCCAATACAGGTGGAGCAGAAATACAACTGCAAAGAGACGGCGACATAATACTTAACGGTAACAACGGAGATAATACCGGAATTGGCACAACCACGCCCGAAGCAAAATTAGATGTTAATGGCACCAGCAGGTTCAGGAATAATTCAACTTTTAACGCCGCCTTATATGTAGGCGGTTTGAGCATGAGTATAGAGGCTCAGCCTATATCAATAGGTGGGTTTGGTGATATTAACGCAGCAAGCTGGGCGCAGAACACATCTGTAAGTGGGTTAACATTAAAAAGCTCAGGTGTAACATCAGGATCTTATACCAATGCTAATATAACCGTAGACTCTAAGGGTAGAGTAACCTCAGCTTCAAACGGTAGCAGTACTGGAATTGGCGGATCAGGCACGGCTGGTTATGTACCAAGGTTTAGCGGTAGTACAACATTAGCTAACAGCCAAATAAGAGATAATGGTACAAATGTAGGGATTGGAACAAGCCCAGACGCAAGCAATAAGCTAGTTGTAGATGGGAGCTTAAGGGTTGTTGACAATATATATTTAAACACTGGAACTTCTAATTCAATAGTGGGCACCGGTGGAGGAATAGAGTTTTATACTAATAGCACAAAACGGGTTGATATTGATATGAGTGGTGATTTGCAGGTTTTAAATAACTTGCAATTTAGTACGGGTGGCAATAACCTTATAACAGGCAGCAGTGGAAATATGGTTTTTAAAACCAATAATGTTGAAAGAATGAGCATTGGAGTCAGTGGCGCTATTGTATTAACTGTACCTACTCCTAACATAGGGTTTGATGTAGAAGGAACATCTAGATTTTACCAAGATGAAACTACACTTAGCTCGCCAGCAATAATAGCTAGGCATAACGGGGCTGAAACATCCAGCACCTTTGCTACAATGATTGAATTCCAAGATGATGGAGCGGCTGTTAGAGGCTCAATAAAAACATCTGGCACATCAACACAATATAATACATCTTCTGATTACAGATTAAAGAAAAACTTTAAAGACTTTAATGGTCTTAATTTAGTTTCCCAAATACCAGTGTATGATTTTAACTGGAAGGTAGGAGTTGACCCGGATGAGGGGCAGGCATGGGGAGTTAAAGCTCACGAATTACAAGAAGTATTGCCTAATGCAGTTAGCGGTGAAAAAGACGGCGACGAGATGCAAGGTGTAGATTATAGCAAAATAGTACCAGTATTAATAAAAGCAATACAAGAATTGCAAGAAGAAATTAGATTACTTAAGAATTAGGTAATTATATAACCAAATAGTAATAATTAAAACCAAAACCAATGACACTATATTACCAGACTAATACGTGGACTAGTCAACCACAACCAACAGAGAAAGCCGTAGAAACCTGGAAACACGCATCCAATAAAGCAAACTGGCGTATTGTTCAGTTACCAAATGGATTCTACCAAACAGAAATCAAAGTACCAGACGAAGACTCCTGGAAAGATATTACAAGGAGAGAAACTATCGAGGGTGCAGAAGCGGCAATTGACGGATCAATTCAATATTATCAGAAAAAACTTGATTTTATAAAAGGCCCTAAAGTTGTAAAGACTTTTGAAAAAGAGTAACTAATTTAAAATTTAATTTAATGGAATTTAATAACCCTAGTGAGATAGTTAAAACTCTCACATTTGGTAATGACGCCAAAAAACAAATAATGCAGGGCGTTGAAAAATTATCAAACGCAGTAAAGAGCACATTAGGTGCGTCTGGAAAATGCGTAATATACGAAGACGCCCTCGGAAAGCCGGTGATAACAAAAGACGGTGTAACCGTTGCAGAAAGCGTAGTCTTATTACATCCGGTTGAAAACATAGGCGCGACATTAATAAAAGAAGCCGCTAGCAATACGGTAAAAGAAGCAGGGGACGGAACAACGACGTCTACTGTGTTGGCACACTCGTTGTTAACAATAGCAAATAAAGAATTAGATGAAACAGAAGTTAGAGAACTTAAAGAAGGCATCATTAGTGGTGCTGAAAAAGTTAAAGTACATCTTGATAAGTCCAGTACTCCAGTTAAAGGCGAAATGCTTAAAAGCGTTGCTATCATTAGCTGCAACAACGACGAAGAGCTTGGAACCAAAATTGGCAAAGCTTACGAAAAAGTTGGCAGCAATGGCGTCGTTTTAATGGAGGAATCCGAAACGAATGAAACGTATGTTGATTTTGTTGATGGAGTGCAATTTGATAGTGGATTAAAATCAGCGCATTTAGCGACTGATAAAAATAAAGGGACCGCTGTATTAGAAAACCCTTATATATTAATAGTATCATCCCCTATACCAAACATAAGAAGAATTCAAAACGTGCTGGAGCATGTTGTAAAGACTAAGCGTAGTCTATTAATAATAGCAGAAGTAGAACAACAACCTTATGCAACACTATTAGCCAATAAGGTAAAAGGTAATATAAAAGTAAATATTGTTGATTTACCCGGCTTCGGTCCAACTAAGCAAAATACATTAGAGGATTTAGCTATATTAACCGGAGCTAATATAATAAATGAAGAGCTAGGGGACGATTTAGATCTTATTGAACCTAATGTATTAGGAGAAGCGTTTAAGTCTGTTACAGACGATAAAAACACTGTCTTACAGGTTGCTGAGGCAAACGAAGAAGTAGCTTTAAGGATAATTGACGTTGAAAAACAAATCAACGAAGAGACAAACCCATTTTTTAAGAAAAAGCTAGAGCAACGATTGTCAATGCTAACCGGTCAAGTGGGTGTTATTCACGTAGGTGCGGATTCTAAAGTTGAGCTTAAAGAAAAGAAAGATCGTGTTGAAGATGCGATATATGCGACAAAAGCAGCTTATAAAGAAGGTATTGTTGCTGGTGGTGGTGTAGCTTTATTAAATGCTTCTACGCTAATTAAACCAAAAAACAAAGGGGAAGAAATATTGTTGCAAGCAATAAGATCTCCATACGAGACTATATTAGAAAACGCCAACATGCCTATTGTGTATCCTCAAATTAAAAATAGGGGTATAGACGTTAAAACAGGTAAAGATGTTAATATGATTAAAGCTGGCATTATAGATCCAGTGCTGGTTACAAAGTCAGCATTGAAAAATGCGGTAAGTGTCGTAACAACTATTATATCGGCTGATTGTGTAGTAAGTAATAAAAGAATGGCATAATGAAAGCAATAAATCATTTTGTCATTGTAGAAAAAATAAAAGAGGAACCGAAGAAAGTAGGTGGGCTCGAATTAACTGAAAAACAAAATACTGATGTCCGATATATAAAGGGCAGAGTAATTAGCATAGGTGATCAAATAGATATATTACAAGATGGTGACCTGGTTAGATATGATAAGCATGCTGGTCATGGAATAGAATGGAACGAGTCCTTGTATTATGTACTAAAAATAACAGATATAGTACTTATAGAATGAGGCTTAGTCCGGAAGATCTTCAAGAAATAAATTTATTAAAGTATTACAGGCTTATCAGAAGGTGGGCCTGTAAAACTTATAACTTAAAAGATGCGGATTTAGAGCTGCTTATATATTTAGATTGCAAAAAGCTTTTTACACGTAATGATTTTATTAATGGCGTGTATACCTATAGCTGGGATAAAAACCGGTGGGAAAGGCTACGCCGTGAAGGTTGGATTGATGTTTTTAAAGAACGTAACAGAACAACCTCAAAGTATGCGGCATATAAAACATCTAACAAATGTAAGTTGCTTATAAAAAGAATATACAGAATAATGTTGGCCGAAGAAGATTTACCAACATCTGCAAGAAGTGCATTTTATAAAAACAAAACATATACTGATAAAGTCTTTAATAAAGCGATTGATGATATGATTAACGATAAAGAAAGATAATATGGGACCAAAAGGAATAGGGCCAAATAAACTTGGCGCGGTAAAAACACCTTCAAAAATATTAGGAGCTATAGCAGGAGCGGTAGCACCAGCTTTAATCAAAGGCGCAGCGGGAGCTCTTGCTGGTAAATTAATGGGCGGTAAAAAAGAATAATGTCTTTTAAGCTTAAATCAAAAGGAGAAATATTCGGTATCAATGAAGAACTATCTGAATTTGGTAGGCCAGTCTTTGAAAAAAACTTAGATGCTAACGTTATAGCAGAAGCTAATAGAGACGGAACTACTTTTGTAAGTTCTAGTGCGAGTGAGAAAGAAAAAAAAGAATCCATAGATCACGAGAACGAGCATCACGACCAGTTTTTGCAAAACAAATTGCAATATACTGATGATACTGTAATATGGAAAAAAAATACAAAATCACCAGCCAGAGTTTACGATAGAGTAGGCGGAATGATAAAATCAAGAGATGGCGAAAAGGGTGGCAAAGATGGCTACGCAGATTTTGAATGGGAAAAAGAAGCATATAATCCAGAATAAATATGGCAATACCAATTACACAAAAAGCAAAATCTCCATGTAAGAACGACTTAGTGGAAGGCGAAAAGCAAACATTAGATTACGGAGGAGATAATATTGCTCAAATGATAGATAAGTCTATTCAAACAGATAAGAAAAAAGACGATAGCGTAGAAGCTCCTGTAACACAAGATCCGCCATCTGATGGATCAGGCGGTAAAAATGTGTTTGATGGTATGCTAAGTAAGTTTAACAGTAAAAAAGCAGCTGGCGAGTTTGACATTAAAATGCCACCGCTAGATTTTAAAAGTATAAAATAACAACTAACAGTCATGAACAATAAACCAATAACATCAAGAGTACAGCACGCTACTAAAGGCGGGATGGTACGCGAGCCTCTTTTAAGTGTAGGTTCCGTAGCAAAACAAAAACCATCAAATCTTGTTGAAGATAAAACAAACGAGGGAAAAGAACTTGGTCTAGGCAAGGGCCAATCTTATGTTGAAAAAGACAACAAGATTATGATTAAGACAGATGGTTCCCCGGGATCTACTACATACACTCCGCCAAAAAGAACAACAGCAGGGGATGCCGCTTATGAAGCTTTAACCCCTGAGCAAAGAAAAGCTCAAGATGCAAAGTATATAAAGAAAAATACTAAAACCATACCAGGTACTCCCGACAAGTTTGATGACATCCCATCTTCAACGCCAGGCACCCCAGGCACAGATGCTGTAAAAGAAAAAAGAGGTGATGCTTTTACTTCTTACCAGCAAAGAAATGTTTTAAGAAAAGGTCAAGTTACAAATAGAAAGTCTAAAAAAGGCGGCAAGAAAGAGCTTAAAGAAGAAAAGAAACAACTTAAGGCTGGGTTAAAGGCAGCTACAGGTGCAAACTTTTTCGAAAGAACTTTTGGAACAGGCAAAGGTAAAGAGTATAAAGAAAATGTTAAAAGATTCAATAAAGGTCAATTTGATGAAATTGCGGTTGAAGGTAAAGATGTTTCCAAATTTGGCTATAGCGCAGATGAAGCTACGGCTAAAAAGAAAGTTGCTTTAGGTGAAGGATTCGATTTAAACAAATACACCAAATCGGCTGGTGATCATATTCAAAAGCAAACATCTCAAGGCATTAGAGGTAAGTCTACAATGGAGCAAACCAGAACAGGTGGAACTAATGACAATAGAGTTGTTACACAAGAAGGTAAAGCAGCTGTAGCTGGGACAGAAGGAACAACCTTAGGTTATACGCCTGCAGATAAGGAATCTAGAGAAAAATTTAATGTGCAAAAGCGTAGAGGTTATGCTCAAGCTCCTAAAACAATGGCTATGAAAGCGCTTATAGGTAATCAAAAGAATTTGCCAAATGCGTTAAAAGCTAAAATTTTAAAAGCACCCGAATCAGCAGCTAAAAATTATAATAACTTTGGCTCTTACAAAGTAGGCAAGGGCGGTAAAAAATAATTATGTATACGCAACCGGAATCTAACTCAGTAGTAAAGAAGCTTCGCAAAACAACGAAAGGTAAAGGGCGTCATTTTTTAACAGCTAAAGAAGGAGCGGGTATGACTGCCGCTGGCCGAAAAGCTTATAATAAAAAGACAGGTGGAAACTTAAAAGCCCCACAACCCGGAGGCGGAAAACGAAGAACTTCATATTGCGCTAGATCGAAAGGGCAGATGAAGATGCATGGTATAAATTGTAGTAAAACACCAGAAAAAAGAATTTGCGCAGCAAGGCGTAGATGGAAATGTTAATAATATGAAATCAAAAGGTTTAGGAGATACAGTAGAAAAAGTAACAAAAGCAACCGGCATAAAAACAATTGTTGACAAAGTAGCCGAAGGTTTAAACGTGCCTTGCGGGTGCGCACGCAGGAAAGCTAAGTTAAATGATATGTTTCCTTACAAAAAATAAATACAATGAAAAAAATATGGGAGTGGCTATCCGGTAATGTAATAAGAGAGGTCGGCAAAGTTATTGACGATTTAACCACTACAGAGGAAGAAAAACTTGAAGCGCAGAAAAAGATTGTGCAAATACTAGAAGAGGCTGACAAGCAGGCTCAAGAAGAAATAACAGCAAGATGGACAGCGGACATGGCGTCTGATTCGTTTTTATCAAAAAATATCCGTCCACTTGTTTTAATATATTTAACATTTATATTTTCAATATTAGCATTTTTTGACGGTAATATTGGAGAATTTAAAATAGCAGAAGAGTATATCCCTATATTCCAGACTCTTCTTGTTACAGTGTATGGAGCGTACTTTGTCGGTCGGTCGTGGGAAAAAGCAAAATCGATGAATAACAAAAATTAAATTAAATAAAATGGCAAAAATTAAAAAAGCAGAATTAGCAGAATTACAAACAGCAGTAACTAAAGTAAACGAATTACAATTGCAAATAGGTGGAGTTGAAGTGCAAAAGCACGAGCTGTTACACATGATGGGAGCAATGAGAGCTCAGCTTGAAAAGATTCAAAAAGGTTTACAAGACGAATACGGAGATGTGCAAGTTGATATTAAAACTGGTGAAATAAAAGCTAATGAGCCTGCTTAGAAAAATAAGCATTGGTAAAGACTATAAAAATGACGCTATGCACTATTCTGTTGGACAGGAAGTGTATGGCGGTCATACTATAGTTAACATTATAGAGGAAGAAGAAAAGTACTCTATCTATATACAAAAAGGCAACGACATTATACCGTGGAAAGACTTTAATAAGCATATGGCCATAGCTATAGAATATAATATAGATTACTAATGCGTGGTGTTTTTGACTTTGTTATAAAGCCAGTAGGCGAAAGATATAACAATTCTAAAACAATTAATGATACAGAGCTTATATTAAACACAGAATTACAAAACCATAATTTTGTTTCAAGAATAGGTGTTGTAGTTGGATTGCCAATAAGTAATCAAACGGGTATATGTTTAGGCGACGAAGTTGTTGTGCATCATAATGTTTTTAGAAGGTACAGAGATATAAGGGGAGTTGAAAAAAATAGTAGAAGCTATTATAAAGACGATCTATATTTTGTGAATGAAATGCAAATATACGCTTATAAGCATATAATTAAATGGGTACCGTTATCAGGGTATAACTTTGTTGCTCCAATAAAAGAAGACAAGATGTTTTCTATTGATTTTGAAAAGCCTTTAAAAGGTATATTAAAATATAAAGATCCAGCTTTAAAGAATATAGAAGCGGGGGATATAGTCGGTTTCCGACCTGGAATGGAATACGAGTTTATTATTAATAAACAAAAATTGTATCGCATACCAACCAATCAAATTACAATTAAATATGAATATCAAGGAAACGAAGAGGAATATAATCCAAGCTGGGCACAAAGCAGTTGAGGAATTAATTAAAGTAGCCAAAGAAGCTATTGTAGATTCGGATGATGATATATCTGCTGATAGGCTAAAGAATGCTGCTGCTACTAAAAAGCTAGCGATATTTGATGCGTTTGAAATATTGAATCGCATTGATGAGGAAGAGCGGATAATTAATAACAAACCTAAAGAAGAAGTAGAACAAACGTCTTTTGGAGGTTTTGCAGAAAGAAGATCTAAATAATGTACAATCAAAGTTTATATAGTGTAATAACACCAATTAAACAGACTACTTTATCTAGATTAAATAAGAGTAAGAAATGGAAATATGGTTATAACAAAGAACATGATGTAGTTGTTATAAGCAAGTCGGGTCAAATCGGAGAGATATATAATATACAAAATCTGAAGATAGCTTTGCCAAAAGCACCAGCAAAGTTAGACAAATCAAATGATAAGTGGACGCCCGCAGAATATCCAAAGGAATTAAAACTAATTAAAAGTATATTTGATTGGAGAGAATATCCTGAAGAGTTTAAATCAAAATGGGGCGCTTATATCGATGAACAGTTTAACAAAAGAGAAAAAGGCCATTGGTTCAATAATAAAGGTGTGGCTACTTACATTACTGGTACTCACTTTATGTACTTGCAGTGGTCCAAGATTGATGTTGGGAAACCAGAGTTTAGGGAAGCGAATAGACTTTTCTACATCTTTTGGGAAGCATGTAAGGCCGATGTACGATCCTACGGATTGTGCTACCTTAAGAATCGTCGATCAGGCTTTTCCTTTATGGCATCAGGTGAGGTGGTTAACCTGGCGACCATATCTAGCGACTCCAGATATGGTATTTTATCAAAGTCTGGATCGGATGCAAAGAAAATGTTCACAGATAAAGTGGTTCCGATATCCGTTAATTACCCATTCTTTTTCAAACCTATCCAGGACGGTATGGACAGGCCAAAGACCGAGCTTGCCTTCCGTGTCCCCGCCTCCAAGTTTACCAGGCGCAAACTTGACAATAACACAGCCGTCGAAACCTTATCGGGCCTCGACACAACTATCGATTGGAAAAATACGGGTGACAACGCATACGACGGGGAGAAGCTTAAATTACTCGTCCATGATGAATCCGGTAAATGGGAAAGGCCGAACAACATCCTCAACAACTGGAGGGTTACGAAAACAACGTTAAGGCTAGGAAGCAGAGTAATAGGTAAGTGCATGATGGGTTCAACATCAAACGCTTTAGATAAAGGCGGTGAGAACTTTAAAAAACTTTATAATGACTCAGATGTTTCAAAAAGAAATCGTAATGGACAAACTAAGTCAGGATTATATTCTTTGTTCATTCCTATGGAATGGAATTACGAGGGATTCATTGATGATTATGGAATGCCTGTATTCGAAACCCCATCAGAAGATTGCGTTGGCCCATACGGAGACGCTATCGAAGTTGGCGTCATCGAACATTGGGATAATGAAGTAGACGGATTAAAAGGCGACCAAGATGCTTTAAACGAGTATTACAGACAATTTCCGCGAACGGAAGAGCACGCATTCAGAGATGAAACAAAAAACAGTATATTTAATTTAGTAAAAATATACGAACAAATTGATTATAATGAAGACTTGCGTAATACTAACGTTATAACAAGAGGTAGTTTTCAATGGGAAAACGGTATTAAAGATACCAAGGTAATGTTTAGTCCTAACCCTAGTGGTAGATTTAATATTTCTTGGATACCAAGAACTAATTTGCAGAATAAGCAAATAACAAAAAATGGTATTAGATTTCCAGGTAATGAGCATATGGGAGCATTTGGTTGTGATAGTTACGATATATCAGGAACTACAGACGGAAAAGGGTCTAAAGGCGCGTTGCACGGATTAACTAAATTTAGCATGGAAGATGCGCCGCCTAATACATTTTTTTTAGAATATGTAGCAAGGCCACAAACAGCGGAAATGTTTTTTGAAGATGTATTAATGGCTTTAGTATTTTATGGTATGCCTATACTCGCGGAAAACAATAAACCTAGGTTATTGTATTATTTAAAAAGAAGGGGCTATAGAGGCTACTCCATGAATAGACCAGATAAAGTATATAATAAATTATCTGTGGCAGAAAAAGAGGTTGGGGGAATACCTAATTCAAGTGAAGATATTAAACAAGCTCATGCTGCCGCAATTGAAACTTACATACAATCTTATGTTGGATTAAAAAGTGACGGGGAATATGGTAATCTGTATTTCAATGATACACTAAATGATTGGGCTAAGTTTGACATAAATAAAAGAACAAAATTTGATGCAGCGATTAGCTCAGGCTTAGCTATAATGGCGTGCAATAGGCATTTATATAGACCAAATGCAGTTGTACAAAAACCGAAACTAAATTTAAGCATATCAAAGTACAAGAACACCGGTGCAATATCCAAAATAATAAAATAAACATATGGCTGAGTCAGTTATAAAAAGTTTTTTTCCAAGCCAGGTTGCGAGCGACACTGAGAAAATGTCCTCGGAATATGGATTAAGAGTTGGAAGAGCCATTCAGGATGAGTGGTTTAAATCAGACTCTGGTACTACACGGTTTAGAAGTAATCAAAACACATTCCATAATTTAAGATTATACTCTAGAGGAGAACAGGGTATACAAAAATACAAAGACGAGTTGTCTATTAACGGTGACTTATCTTATTTAAACTTAGATTGGAAACCTGTTCCTATTATACCAAAGTTTGTTGATATAGTAGTTAACGGTATTTCAGAAAGAGCATTCGATATTAAAGCTTATTCTCAAGATCCATACGGTGTTGATAAAAGAACAAAGTATATGGAGTCTATCATACGTGATATGCAAACGAAAGAAATGAATGAGTTTGTACAGGCTGAATTTGGTATTAATTTGTTCGAATCCGATCAAGATAATTTACCTGAAAACAAAGAAGAGTTAGAAGTACATATGCAGCTATCGTATAAGCAAGCTGTAGAGATGGCAGAGGAACAAGCTATAGAAACTTTACTTAATGGAAATAATTATGATCTTACTAAAAAAAGAATCATATACGATTTAACAACCATTGGTATTGGAGCTGTTAAAAATAACTTTTCCAAATCTGAGGGCGTAACGGTAGACTATGTAGACCCCGCAAATCTTGTATGGTCCTACACAGAGTCGCCTTATTTTGATGACATATATTATTGCGGCGAAGTAAAAAGCATACCACTTAATGAACTTAAAAAGCAATTTCCTGAATTAACTCAGGATGATTTAGAAAGAATATCTAAACAAGGTTTTCAAAACAACGGTTTTTATGATCGCACAATAACTAATTACGATAGGTCAGACAGTAATACGGTGCAGATCTTATATTTTAATTATAAAACCTACATGAATGAGGTTTATAAAGTAAAAGAAACCGCGACTGGTGCTACAAAAATACTAATAAGAGATGATCAATTTGATCCACCTGTTGAAGAATTAGAAAAGAACTTTGGTAAATTATCAAGGTCTTTAGAGGTATTATACGAAGGTGTATTAGTATTAGGCACAGATATGCTACTTAAGTGGGATATGGCTAAAAACATGATGCGTCCGAAAAGCGATAATTCAAAAGTATTAATGAATTATAGTATCACAGCGCCAAGAATGTATAAGGGTAAAATTGAATCATTAGTTAGCAGAACAACTGGTTTTGCAGATATGATACAACTTACTCATTTAAAGTTACAACAAGTAATGTCAAGAATGGTTCCAGACGGTGTATATTTAGATGCCGATGGCTTAGCCGAGATTGACTTAGGCAATGGAACAAATTATAACCCTCAGGAAGCATTAAATATGTTTTTCCAAACAGGTTCTGTTATTGGTAGATCGTTCACTCAAGACGGTGATATGAATCCTGGTAAAGTGCCAATACAAGAATTGCAAACAGGGTCTGGTGGTAATAAGCTTCAGTCTCTTATAGCTACGTACAATTACTATTTACAGATGATCCGCGATGTAACAGGTTTAAATGAAGCCAGAGATGGCAGTATGCCTGATGCAAAAGCTTTGGTTGGTGTACAAAAAATAGCGGCTGCTAATTCCAACACCGCTACTAGGCACATAATGGAAGGCGGATTATTTATAACATCGCAGTTAGCTGAAGGTTTATCATTAAGAATATCTGATATAATAGAGTACTCACCAACTAGGGAGGCCTTTATACAGAAAATAGGTGCGCATAATGTAGCTACGCTATCTGAAATGGAAAACCTACATTTACACGATTTTGGTATATTTATAGAATTGATGCCAGACGAAGAAGAAAAAGCTATGTTAGAAAATAACATTCAAACGGCTTTGTCGGCGGGGCTTATAGATTTAGATGATGCTATAGATATTAGGACTATCAAAAATCTTAAATTAGCTAATCAATTACTTAAAATAAGACGCAAGCAAAAGCAAGAGCGAGACCAAATGATGCAGCAGCAAAACATACAAGCACAAGCACAGGCAAATGCTCAAGCACAAGAAGTTGCCGCAAATGCTGAGGTTATGAAAAACCAAGCCTTAACAGCGCAGAAAGCGGAACTAGAGCAAATGAAAGGTCAGATGGAATTACAAAAGCTTCAAGCAGAAGTGGCCGCTAAAAAAGAATTAATGGCTCAGGAGTTTCAGTACAACATGCAACTAAAAGGTATGGAGACTGATATTTTAAAGCAAAGAGAATCTCAAAAAGAAGATCGCAAAGACGATAGAACAAAGATTCAAGCATCACAACAAAGTGAATTAATAAATCAAAGAAAAAATAATACACCTCCGCAAAACTTCGAATCCGGCGGAAACGACATAATTGGCGGTGGCTTTGACTTAGGTTCTTTTGAGCCTAGGTAATTATAATAGTAACATTTATATAATATCTTATCATGTCAGAAAACACAGAAGAAG